GTGGGCACAGAGGACGGTTTTTCCAACCTCGCTACCCTGGACCTGTTCACCGCGTGGAAGCAGTGCAGCGGCATCCTGGGGGACTGCTTCACCGGCTACGTGGACTGGTTCGCAGTAGAGGAACTAGGGGCTATGCACAAGTACCCCGCCAAGAAGAAGGCTCAGATAGAGAAGTATGGTGTCCCAGAGAAGCACGCCGAGATGCTCGCGACTATGGCCAGCAAGACCGCCAAGGCGGAGGCGGACGCACAGGCCGAGGCCAGCGCTGAGTGGTTCATTGTCGACCCGAACACCAAGGCCCAGAAGATCACCAGGGCAGAGCTGAAAGAAGCTGCGTGATGGGCGGCAACGGAGAACGCCGCAAGGGCGTGTCTGGGGAGACCCCGTCAGGGGGCAAGGAGAAGCCCTGGGCCGGGGCCAAACCCAAGAAGGCCATGGGCCGGTGTGCCGACTCGCATCCACCCCTGGCCCTGCCGGGAGACCTCACGGTGTACGGCGGCTCGTGCATCCATCCGGTGATCGATGACGCGGACGTCTACATAGGCTTCGACCACGGTATGCGGGAGGACGCACGCGGACTTCCCTGGACAGAGGGCCACTCTGTCAGGTTTATGATACCCGACCGGGGCATCCCCTACGACGCCGAGCAGTTCAAGGCCCTGGTGGTGTGGGCAGCGGAGAGGCTCAAGGCTGGCGACAGGGTGCATGCGGGCTGCATCGGGGGTCACGGGCGCACCGGGACGTTCATGGTGGCCCTGGCGGCGCACATGGGGGTTGAGGCCCCCATCGCCTACGTGCGCGAGCACTACTGCGCGAGGGCCGTAGAGACCCAGTCCCAGATAGATTTTCTGAAGAAGCACTACGACGTAGACGACGCCAAACCGTCACACAAACCATTCAAGAAGACAGGCGGTTGGGGCAAGAAGGGCAAGGGCGTGACCACTGTCTACGATCTGTTCCCGGACTACAATAACGAGTGGTCAGATAGCGACGACGGGCTCACGTCGGGGGGTGTTGATGATACCGGCCCACCCATGCACCCGGAGCAGTCGATATGGGGCGGTTGAAAATATAGTATTGACAAGACTGTGGGGGTTTGGTAGGGTTGTGTTACAGGCACCAGGGAGGGTGATTTGGCTACTATGATCAAGACAGACGGGGCTAAAATTCTACAGGCGATAGGCGTGCCAGCCGCATCGCTAGACGCCCTGACCGCCGCTGGCATCACCATTTACGTGCAGCCCAACTACATCAAGCTGGTCAAAGACGCCGACGTCGTGGGGTCGTTCTCGGCCAACGGCATGCTCGCGCCCAAGATACTCAAGGGCGAGATGGCAGTCGATGACATCAACGACATGTTAGCACTGGCCACGGTGGCCGTGGCCAAGGCTCTGGCTGTGGGTGATCCAAAGTATGGTATGAGCCCTATAGACACCCTGATTGCCAAGGAGCCCGAGGCCGAGAAGCTCATCAAGTGGTCCAAAGATCCCCCAAGCTGGGTGTCCGCAGGGGGCGTGATAAAGCAGCCTAAGCCCACCCAGCCTGAGAACGTGACAGAGATCACCCAAACCATTATCGGCGTGTCATTAGGCAAGCCCCTACCCAAGGCAGGCAAGTACATCTACGACGTGGACAAACTGACCACCGGCCCGCGCAAGAAGCTCATCGACGCCCAGAGGCTCTACCAGCCGGTCAACGGCAGCGGCAAGTCCTCTCGCTACTTCTGCGTGGCCGCAGCCGACGATCTGAAGATCGCGGCGCGATACACCGATACCATCCTGTCAATACGCATCGAGGGCGACGTCGCCAAGTACAAGACAGAGTTGGTGGCGGCGGGTCTAGGTGGCAACATAGGCACCGGACTCTACTGCTCGGTTCACTTGAAGGTCGATGGCCACACCCTGGCACGCAAGTCACTTGGTGCGGCCATCATGAGCCTAAGTGCGGGCTTCAAGACCCCGTACCCGGACTTGATGATGATCAAGGGGAAAGGCGCGTGACCGCCGCCCCTGCTGTTGGCGACATCCTGGAGAGCGGTATCCCGTTCCCAGGGATGGTCGATGAACCGTTTGTGTGGACGGTGACGTCGGTGTCCGCCAAGGGCGTGATCAACTTCGACGTGACGTGGCACGGGGTGATGTTTTGCCGCTACTCAAGGAAGGCCAGTGCAGGCGATAAGGCGATATGGAGAAGGGAGGAGATAGCATGATCAGCGTTTACAAAGGTGATACCCTGGTGGTGGTGCGGTACAGCCCCGGCACGAGGGTGCGGGTGGTCGAGCCCGAGAACTGCGGCCCAAGCGGGCCGGCCAGGCACCTGCTCGATAGGGTAGGGGTGTGTTTCGGAACCGACCGCCACGGCAACGTGATCCTGTCATTCGATGGCATGAGCTACCCGGTGCACGTCGCGCCGGCATTCACGGTACCTGTGGTTCGCATAGGGATGCCAGCGTGACCGGCATCAGGGCCTCAAGCCTGTACCACCTGGCCGACGCCTTGGGGATGACCCTGAGGCTGTCCGGCGACCCTAAGGTGGTGGTCAGGGGCGAGACCGTAAGATCGTGCACCAACCACAAGAGACCGTCGGCCCCGGCTATCAAGGTTCCCTTGAGGGTGGTGTCGTCGTTCGTGTCCCTGGACGGCGGTGAGGTAGGTCTGCTGTGCCGGTCGTCCGGCTTCCTGTACTTGTACGCCGTGAACGGCAGGGGCAGGGAGACCGTCGAAGTCCGCGTGGTCGACGGGTCCGTGTTCAAGCACCGCCCCGACGGTCTGTTCGAGGAGCGCCGCGTGCGCGACCACGAGCGGGTCATGAGGCTGATGGCCGACTCATTCTGCGCCGCGTACACCAAGGAGCATGGTAGTGTGCAGTGGAAGGACACAAGCGCACCGAGCCCATAATGCCCGACCTGATATTCTGGACCACCGCTACCGCCCACGAGTTCAAGTCCGTGGTCAACCGCGTTATGGTGTCGGCCAAGAACAAACCCCCGAACCGCGTGGTCGTGGACCTGGAGGAGGTAGACCCCGGTGACGTGGTGCTGGCCATGGGTAAGTACCCCCTTGAGGTGCTGCAGCAGAGCGGGGTGGTGCCAAAGAACAGGAGCATCACATCACTACGTAACAAGGCCCTCCCCCTGATGGACTCAGGCGCGGTGGCGTTACTGACGTTCGACCCGTCCTCGGTTACCTACGACTATGGGCTACTTACCGAGATAGAGTGTGACGTACGCCTCGCCCTGCGTCTGATGGCCACCGGCACCCTGGCCCCGACCACCGGCACCTACGAGTGGGTGGACGACTTCACGGACCTGTGCAGGTACGTCGACGCCAAATACCGGGAGACCGGCGAGCGCGTGGAGCTGTCGGTAGATACCGAGACCATGGGCCTATACCCATGGTACCCGGATAAGCACATCGTCAGCATAGCGTTCTCTGTGGAGGAGGGGTACAGCGACGTGCTCGACTGCCGACCCTCCGCCGTGTCATCGCAATTAATTGCACACAAGGGGAGGCTGTGGGAGCAGATACTCTGGCTGCTAAACTCCCCTAAGGTCAGGGTGCGCGGGGCCAACTTCAAGTATGATGCGGGCTGGCTCATGGAGAAGTGGGGCATGTCCTGCCGCAGTTTCACGGCAGACACATTCCTGATCGGATCACTGTTGGACGAAAACCGAAGCAATAGCCTAAATCTGCACGCCAAGGTCTACACGACCTGCGGAGGATATGACGATATTTTTAATACAAAGTACGACAAAGGGCACATGGAGCTGATCCCCGGCAATGACCTGGTCGAGTACGCCGGGGGCGACACCGACGCCGCGCTAAGGGTGGCGCGCGAGCTTCTTAAGGAGCTGAAGTGGGACATAGCCCTGGAGGAGTTCTACAGGATCATACTGCACCCCACCGCTAGGGCGTTCGAGGCTGTCGAGCGGCGCGGGGTGCTTATTGATATGGCCGCGTTCGACGCCCTTCACGAAAAGTTGGACGATACCCTCGCCGATCTTGAGGAGCAGATGTGGGAGCTGGTCCCGACCCGCGTGAAACAGAAGCACATCGAGGACCTGAAGTTCAAGCCGTCGCTGCTCAGTGATCTGTTCTTCACTAAGGCCGGTTGGGGGCTGACACCGCAGATGTTTACGGCCAAGCCGGACAAGGATGGTGTGCCTCGACCGTCCACGGCTAAGAGCCACTTCGAGATGTTTGAGGACCACCCTAAGGCTGGTGAGTTTGTCGCATTGAAGAATGAGCACGGTAGCGCCACCAAGACTTTGCAGACGTACGTGATAGGGTTCCTGAAGCACCTGCGCCCGGACGGCAGGTTTCACCCGACCTACAACTTCGGCAAGGGGCCGATGCACGAAAAAGGCGGCGGGGCTGATGCTGGTACGGTCACAGGTAGGTTGTCTAATAAAGGACCAGCATTACAGACCCTACCCTCGCACACAAAATGGGCTAAGCGTTTGCGGCAATGCTACCCAGCCCCTCCAGGGTGCCTGTTTTTTAATGCGGACTACGACCAGGGCGAGCTTCGCATAGCCGCCGACGTGGCCAACGAGTCGACCATGCTGGACGAATATAACAAGGGGACTCACGCCGACCTCCACGCTCTGACCGCCGCCACCGTGTCGGGCTACACCGTAGAGGACTTCGCAGCACTGAAGATAGACATGCCGGCCAAGTGGAAGGAGCTGCGCCAGAAGGCCAAGGCGGTGAATTTTGGCCTGATATATACCATGAGTGCGTTCGGGCTGATGATGTACGCCAAGATCGGGTACGGGGTGGAGATGACCCTAGATGAGGCTAAGGCCATCCACGCTGCATTCTTCGCGTTGTACTACAAGCTGAAACCCTGGCACACCCGGTACAGGCATCTGGCTCACGTAGACGGCCAGGTGAGGAACCCTTTGGGGCGGCTACGCCATCTGCCCCTCATAAAATCGTCGGACCAAGAGGTAGTATCACGAGCCGAGCGCCAAGCTATAAATTCACCTATTCAAGGGGGCTTGTCTGATATGTGCTTATGGTCGGTTGCCTTAGCCGAACGGTACATCACCCCCCATGCCCCCTTACAGATAATAGGGGCCACCCATGATAATATTTATGGGTATGTTCCTGAAAAGGAGGCCGTATCTATCTTGGCAGAACTGATAGGGATAATGGAGCACCTGCCGTTTCACGAGCTTCCCGAGGCTTCCGAATGGGGTCGTAGGCCGGTTCGCCTGCCTTTCCCGGTTGAGGTATCTGTGGGGCCGACCATGGGAGACCTTGAAGTTCTCGATCTGGCGGCGTAGGCTGCGGCACCCACCACCCCGGCGAGGTGAAGATGAGCAAGCCCAAGGCCAGTCAACGCGAGCCCAAAGCCGAGGAATTGCAGGGCCGCGTCATGTCGTTCGAGTACAAGGCAGACAGCGTGCTCGTCATATCCAATGCCGCCGAGGCCGAGGACGAGTTCCAGAGCTTCTACCTGACATCGGGGTCGGCCGCCAAGGGCGCGTCCATACTGGCCCCGCCGTTCCCGCCGGCCAGCCTGCAGAAGGCTGTATCCGAGAACAACGCGCTCCTGCCCTGCATCGACGCGATGGAGACCAACATCGACGGCACCGGGTGGGTGATCGAGCCGGTGCGCCCGGAGGACATCGACGGCGACGAGGCCGACGATCCGTTGAAGGAGACGCTGGAGGCGTTCTTCGACGAGCCCTGGCCTGGCATGTCGTTCAGGACCATGCGCATGAAGCTGCGCCGCGACATCGAGAAGCTGGGCTACGGGTATCTTGAGGTACTGCGCAACGCCAAGGGTGAGCTGCTGTTCGTGCGGCACGTAGACGGCCGCATCCTACGCCTGGTGAAGCTGGACGACCCGGTGCCGGTGAGGGTCACAGTCAACCGCCTGGGGCGGGTGTTCGACGCCACGGTCGACATGAGGCAGCGCAGGTTCGCCCAGGTGATCAGAAACAAGGTCGTGTACTTCAAGGAGTACGGGGTCGAGCGTGACCTCGACAAGAACACAGGTGAGTGGGCCAAGAAGGGGGAGAGCCTGTCGGCCCAGAAGCGCGCCACCGAGCTGCTGTACTTCGTCAACAAGCGCGACGACCGCACGGCCTACGGGGTGCCCCGGTGGGTCAACCAGATGCCGTCCGTGCTGGGCTCGCGCAAGGCAGAGGAGTCGAACCTCAAGTTCTTCGACGCCGGCGGTGTACCCCCGGTCATGGTGGTGGTGTCGGGCGGCGTATTGGCGACCAAGACCGTGGACGCCCTAAACGATCATTTCAACAAGAACCAGGCCGACAAGTACCAGGCTATAGTCCTGGAGGCATACAGCACGTCAGGCGGCCTGGATGACAAGTCCCAGGTTAAGGTCCAGGTTGAGCGGTTCGGTGCGGAGCAAATTGGAGATAGCCTTTTTGAAAAATACGATGAAAATTCGGAACTTCGAGTGCGCAGGGCATTTCGCCTACCCCCCATATTCGTAGGTAATTCATCTGAATATTCGTTCGCCACGGCTTATACTTCGTACACCGTCGCCGAGGCCCAGGTGTTCAAACCAGAGCGTGATGAGTTCGACGAGGTCATAAACCTGACTCTGATGCTTGAGATGGACCCTGATGGTAAGTACAAGTACCGGTCCCTGCCGCTACAGGTGAAGGACATCCAGAACCAGCTCAAGGGCCAGGAGCTGCTGGCGCGCAACAGGGCGCAGACCAGAAAGCAACTAGTCAATACCGTCGCTGAGATCACCAGTACGGAAGTGTCGTACGACGAGGACGCCCTAATAGCGGAGCGGGAAAAGTTCACCCCACCGCCACTATTGGGCGATGGTACTGGAGCCGTAGGTTCGGGGGCCAAGCCTGGCACCGAGCCTAAACCCGCCGGTGCCGCGCAGCCTGTTCAGCCGCCCGCCGTATCCAAGTTCAGTAAGGCGGACTTCGACAAGGCCGTGGCCATGGCTGAGGAGGCCGTGGACGTCATCAACGGCTGGGGGCAGGCCGGTGCCTACGAGAAGCTGACCGTCGCCCTCGGCGCGCTTGGCCCAGGTGAGATGCGGTTGTTCAAGGCCGTGCTGGCGGCCCACATGTACGAGGAGCCCGACATGGACCCGGAGGGGCTCATGGCCCTGTCAGGTGCAGCATTAGCCGTGATGCACACCAACGACCTGGTGGCCGGCGGCGATGGCAACCACTCCTAAGTTCGAGTCGTTCATAGCGATAGACGACGCGCTTCAGAAGCGCCTGGTCAAGACCTGGGTCGCGACGTCGGCACCCTTGGTGGCTGACTTACTGGCGACGGTGGCGGACGGTGACCTGCTAGGTGCCCGCGAGGTGGCCAGGGGCGTCACCCTGGACCCGGTGTTCGACGACAACGTGGGCTTCATCACGTTCATGATGACGGCCTCGATCCTGTTCGGGTCGTCGTCGGTGTCCTCGGTCGAGGAGAGCATGTTCGTCAAGGGGCCGCTGCCCGAGTTCTTTGACGTGCCGCGCGACCAGCTTGAGGGCATGCTCAAGACCGCGTTCGCCGAGACGGTGCGCCGTAACATCATCGCCGTGATCGAGGCAGAGGAGAACCGCCTGCAGGACGCCGAGGTGGTAAAGGCCGAGGTGGACTTCGCCCTGGCCGAGCGTATGAGGCAGGCCGCGTTCGGCAGTGGTAAGTCCCTGATCAACATCGGGGCTAACCTGACCACGTCCAGACTGGTGCAGTTCGGGGCGCTCGCAGAGATGCGTGGACGGGCCATGGAGACCTACAAGCTGCGCGCAATATTGGACAATCGCACAAGCCAAATCTGCTTGCGACTTAACGGCCGCACCTTCAAAGTCGACAGGGCCTCGGACCTGCTGTCTACCGCCCTTGGCACCCAGAACCCAGCCGAACTTGCCGGCATCCACCCGTGGCTGCCGGGCAACAAGAACGCCCTGCGCGACTATGAGCGACTGACCAACAAGCAGCTCAATGAGAAGTATGGAGTACTGGTCCCCCCGTTTCACCCCAACTGCTACGACGACAAAACGCGGGTCATGACTGATGTTGGGTTAATACTATTCGCCGATGTGGATGTGGCTGTTCATAAGTTCCTCAGTAGGTGCCCCGATACCGGCCATCTTCACTGGATGCGGGCGATTGAAAAGGTAGCCTATCCTTATGTCGGTGAGCTGCGCACCCTGACCAACAAGCAAGGCAGCGTCGATATGGCGGTGACCCCGGACCACACCATGTATTTCGAGCGCCGGGGGGGCACTGGTAAAGACCGTGAATGGCAGTATCACTTCTCGACTATGGAGGACTTCGTAGGAAGCCTTGAGAACAAGCTGGTGGTAGCCACAAGGCAGGTCGAGCCGGGAGTCAGCAGGATTGACGTGCGGGGTCTAACCTATAAGCACAGGTCTGCGGAAGTGGGGGGGCTGGCCTACGACGGTATGGTGTACGATGTGTCGCTGCCGGAACTGCACACCCTGCTGGTGGAGCGCAATGGCAAACTGGTATGGGGATCGAACTGCAGGACCATCGTGGTGCGCACGGGCAAGGCGATACCCAAGGCCAAGTTCACCACCGTGCAGTTAATTGCGCCACCGGCTGAACCGCCTATCATCCCACAGGCGGTGGACTCCCCGGCCTTTGCGCCTGAGTTTGTGGAGGCCACCACGGTTGCGGAGGCCGAGGCATTCTCTAAAAAGCTGGGTCTGAGGGTGGTGGACCCCAACAGTCCGTCGCAGGTAAAGGGTTTTCAGGCGGGGGGCTTCAACAGAGTCACCAAGAGCGAGTCGGCGAGGGTGCAGGTGTTCAACGAGGTCAACTTTGAGATGGTGCGCCTGTCCCGTATGGCTGAGCGCCCGGTGGAGGAGTTGACTAAGAACACCATAGTGGGGGTGGCTGGGGACTTGAAGTCTTCCAGGGGCTTAGCAAGCCCATTCAGGAGGGGGTTGGGTAAAAACGCCGGTATGCAATTATCTGCTCAACCCTCAGAGACTTTGGTGGCGGCTAGAAAGGCCAGGGTCGACTGGTCGGCCGCGAACAGCGGTAAGAGATGGACCTGGAACGATAACCTTACATATGATCCTTTAGGCATACGATCAGTGGTACGCCACGAGTTGGGGCATGTCCTGACGTCGAGGGAGGCGCTGGCTAGGTTCAGGGGGCTGATACGGGGCCTACCAGCTGACAGTCTTGTGAGGACTAAGGGGTGGTGGCAGGTGGCCGTTAGTCAGGGGGCATCCATCAACGATTTGGAGGCCATAGCCGAGCTGTTCTCCACGATCACCTCACCCGACTATGTCGCAGGCACCCTACCCGCCATCTTCGAGGACTTCGTGACCACCCTGCTGCGCACCGAGTAGGCGTGGTATAGTACCGATAGATAGGAGAGAGGCTAATGTCAGCACCGCCCCCTAAGAACACTAAGTCTACGCTCGTCCAGGAGTGGCCAGAGGGCCAGGAGGCCGAGCCTGCCTATAGGGTCGTGCCTCAGGACACCGTGCCCAACCAGGCAGAGGAGCCGTTCCTACCCAACGAGGGCAAGCCCACGCCGGTCGATAGCTAGGTCTTGATAAGGCCCTACGTCCCGTGTATTCTGCGGGCTGGGTCCGCGCCCACAACGCGCAGGCCCTCCTCCCTAGACTAAGGCCCCGGCATCAAAACCGGGGCCTACTTTTATCTGCAATTAATTGCGCACCCCATTTTTTGTTTGACATTAATTGCATTGCCGTGAGAACCTCCCCCCGTCGAGATGATGTAAGGCGATGCCGGTGAGTTTAAACCGGCCCAGGGGCGAAGGGAAACGTGTTGGCTCAGGCCACGACTATCCAGTCCACCAAGGGGGGTTTGGCGACGGTCGCTCACGCGCTCGCAGCCGGGTCCACGTCGTCAGGCATCAAGAAGTTCGACGAGGAGAAGCAGATCGTTTGGGGCGAGGTCTACGCGCCGGATGTTCCCGACAGCCAGGGCGACTTCATGACCGCCGTGGAGATCGAGAAGATGGCGTACAACTTCGTCAAGAGCGGTCGGCTCAACAAGGTGGACGTTCAGCACGACAACGTTGAGATCGGCTCGATCATCGTGGAGACCTTCGTGGCCCGCCCCGGCGACCCTGACTTCATAGAGGGTGCGTGGGTGGTCGGCGTGCACGTCCCGGACCCCACTGTGTGGCAGGCGCTCAAGAGCGGCGAGCTGAACGGGTTCTCGATGGAGGCCGACGGCAAGCGCGAGGTCACGGACCTGTTGGTCAAGATACCCAGCTCCGTGTCGGGCGAGACGTTGGCGGCCGGGGAGGGCGACCACACCCACAAGTTCACGGTCGAGTTCACCGAGGAGGGAGCCCTCATCGGCGGCAATACCGACAGGCACGTGGACGGTCACTTCCACCAGATACTCAAGGGCACCATCACCGAGCCCGCCGAAGACGACGGGCACATCCATCGATTCTCATTCGTCGAACTGATCCTGGAGGAGGCCGGCAATGCCTGACGTGCTGATACGCACCGACGCGCTGAGCAAGGCCGAGGCCAACGAGCTGTCCGACGTTGATGTCGGATGGGTGTCCATAGTCAAGCGCGGTGCGAACCGCATCCCAATCCGCATCATGAAATCGGAGGACGATATGTTGAGTCTCAACCTTAGCAACCTGTTCAGCAAGGCAGACGGCCTCCCCGGCGTCGTGGCGGTCGCGGTCAGCAAGGGTGCCGACATCGACTCGGCCAAGGCACGGATCGAGAAGGCCGGTCTGAGCGTGGCCGATCAACGGGAGCACGACGACGGGGTGACCCTGTTCGTCCAGCCCGGTGAAAACCTGGAACAGCCGGACCTTGAGCCGGTGCAGATCGACGACGCCATGGCGGTGGTCGTCAAAAACGCTGGGCTGAAAAAGACGTTCAGCGACTACAACTTCGAGAGCACTGAGTTCAAGGAGGTCATGGGGCAGGAGGGGTTCTTCCCGTCCCTGTCGGCGGCGCACGGCGTCCTCGGCGCGACCATCTCGAACATCATGCAGAAGGCCGACGATGCCGGTGCAGCCAAGGAGCAAATTTCCAAGGCCATCGGTGACTTCGGCATGTTCGTCGCCGGGCTTGTTGGCAGCATCCCGATCACGGCGTTCAAACTGGAGGCCGACGAAGACTCCCCCGCGCCCGTCAAGAAGACCGACGACAAGAAGCCGGTCGACAAGGCGGACGGTGGTGGCGATGACGAAGGCTCCGATGGGGGACCGAAGGACGGCGACGTCAAGAAGACCGACGCCGACCCGGACGAGGACCCCGACAAGAAGGCGGCCCACGGTAAGGACAAGGGCAAGTCGAAGAAGGCGGACGACGCGGGTGGCACCGCAGCCGATGACGACGAGCCCGCGCCCGATGCGAACGCCGCCCAGCTCGGTCAGATACTTCAGGGCATCGGCTCCCTGCAGGAGACCGTCGGCACAATCGCCAAGACGGTCGACAGCCAGGGGACCAGGCTCGAACAGGTGGCCAAGGACGCCCAGTCGGCGATGGACACCGCGAAGAAGGCCGACGAGGCCGCGTCCGGCATCGTGCCAAGCGACACGCGGGGGGATGACACCCCCGCGCCCAATTCGGGTGGCGGGTCGGGGCATGCGCTGCTGGATACCGGCCGCATGAACAAGGCGGACAGGGAGAAGGCGGGCATCGCCATCGGCGCTACCCACTAACCCACCGTCTCGGAGCCAGTCAACCAAGGAGTAACAAGACATGCCAACCGCGAATAACGACCTGCTCAGGAAGGCCGACCTCGTCGTAGCCGACCTGACGGCAAACGGCGGGCTGCTGAACCCGGAACAGGCTTCCCGGTTCATCCGCAAGCTGATCGTCCAGCCGACCATCCTCACCGAAGCCCGCGTGGTCGAGATGAACGCGCCCGTGCGCAACATCGACAAGGTGGGGTTCGGCTCCCGCATCCTCCGCAAGGGGGCGTCGGGTACCGCACTCACCAGTGCACAGCGGTCGAAGGTCACGACCGAACAGATCGTGCTCACCACGTCGGAGGTGATCGCCGAGGTGCGCATCCCGTATGACGTGATGGAGGACAACATCGAGCGAGCCACCGTGGCCAGCAACGAGCCCTCCAACGCAGGCCCCGGAGCCTTCCGCAACACGGTGATCGACCTGATCGCCGAGCGGGCGGCCAAGGACCTGGAGGAGCTTGCCCTACTGGCCGACGTCGATTTCACCGACCCCGACGCCGACACGCAGGCGTTTCTGTCGATGTTCGACGGGTGGATCGCCACCGCCGAGAACGCGGGCAACACCGCCGACCAGGCTGGGGCGGCCATCTCCAAGGCCGTGTTCAAGTCCGGCATGAAGACTTTGCCCGACCAGTACCTGCGGGTGCGGTCGGCCATGCGGCACTACGTCTCGGTCGATAACGAGATCGAGTACCGTGACACCCTCGCCAACCGTGGCACCGCCCTCGGCGACGCCATGACCACGGGCGAGCGTGATGCGTTCGCATATGGCGCGCCCGTAAAGGCAGTGTCGCACATGCCGGAGGCCAAGGGCTTGTTCACAGACCCGCGCAACCTTCTGTTCGGCATCCAGCGGTCGGTGTCCATGGAGTTCGACAAGGACATCACCACGCGGATGTACATCATCGTCCTGACGGCCCGCATCGACGCCAAGATCGAGGAGCCCGCAGCAATCGTGATTTACAGCAATATTGGATAGGGTAGGGGCTGACCGTCCCGCACCGGGGATCGTGCGGGTGGAGACCTGGGGTCAGGGGCCGGTTCATAGCCGGCCCCCACCTCGGAGGAACAACCGACAAGGAGGTCGATATGGCAGTAGTGGAACTCATCGGACCGATGCCGCGATACAGTTACCGCAACAAGCAGTTCTTGCGGGGGCAGTCGCAGAGCAAGGTCGCCAAGGACGTCGCCGATTATCTCAGGACCACAGGTTTCTTCCGGGTGAAGGAGGACGCTGCGGTGACGATCATCCACCCCAAGGACAGCGCCCCGAGCGCCCCTGCTGTGCCGGGCCAGTTCTCCAACAAGAAATCAGCCATGGTGTGGGCTCGTAGGGAGTACGACACCACCATCGCCAAGGGCTGGTCCCTGAAGAAGATGAACAAGGCCACCGCCCGTCTGGCCTCCGGCCTCGAACTCACCGCCGGTTGGGACACCGCTGTCTCCGTGGGCGGTGATGACGTGGCGGATGCCCCCGTCGTAGAGGAAGCCGGCGAGGAGGTCTAGCGAGGTGCCATGCTCCTAACTACCGTCGAGGCGGTGCGCGACCGCAACGGGATGGACAACACCACTCTGGTGAACGACGCCATCGAGTCGTCGCTGCGCACCGCGTCGTCCTCGCTTCAGACCGGGGTCAGGACGACGTTTGCGGAGGGGACAGCCGTCACCGACCTGTTCTATGTCCGCGACACCAGGCGGGTGGGCAAGTCGATGCAAACCAGGCTGCTGATGTCCAAGGGGTTCCTTAAGACGTCGCCGGCGGTCACGGTCAAATCAGCCGAGCGATCCCAGTGGTTCACCACCGGCGACGGCACGGTCGATGATCTGCGCAACCTGGCGGGCGTTGATTACACGACGATCAACCACAACCGAGGTCTGGTGCTGATCACCGGCAAGGACCTGTCGGACAGGTTCATCCAGGTGACATACGACTGCGGGTTCGCCGTGTCGGGCACCCCTGCTGTATACCAGGCCGTGCCACAGTGGTTGATAGACGCGGCCATCCTAGTGACGTCCATCGCGCTTGAGAAGAACCCGGCCCTGCGCGACGACGAGGACACCGAGTTCAGCGTCAAGGAGCTGCAGACCCAAAAGGATGCGGCGATAGGCAACAACGTGCGGTACGAGCCGTCCGCCCTGAACCCGATGGTGTGATCGGTGGTCGCCCTCACCATAGAGTTCGATTTCAAAGGGCAGAGGTTCAAGGACGCCTCTAAGGGCCTGGCCGCGTTCGCACAGTTCCAGAAGTCCAGTATGAAGCGGGCGTCCCCCGCCCTAAAGAAGCAACTGCGTGTCTACCTCAACTCCGCCGTGTTCGCGCTGCTCAGACAGCACAGCAAGGGGTGGCCCGCCGGCACCACAGTCAACTCCTTATCCCGCCGTAGCGGCGCTCTGGGGCGGTCCATACGGTCGTCGGTGCGGGTGGATGGTAATACCCTCAAGACCATAGAGGGGCGCATAGGGGGCAGCCGCATCGCGCGGGTGCACGAGTTCGGGGCGATCATCAAGGTCAGGAAGGCTCAGTACCTGACCATCCCGCTTAAGGCCGCGCTCAACAACAGGGGCATCCCGAAGAAGCGCAGGGCCAGGGACTGGAAGAACACCTTCGTGCGCAAGTCCAAGCGTGGCAACCTGATCATATTCCAGAAGCGCGGCAAGGGTCTGATCCCATTGTACGTCCTCAAAAAAAGCGTGAAGATACCTCCCCGACTCGGTATGGGTAAGGTGCTTGAGTCAGAGAAGGCAGTGTTCGTGGACAGGGCATTCGAGGCCATGGTCGACGCGATGGCAAAGGGGAAGCGGTGACGTGGTACATGATCCTAACAGTGTGCTTCCCCCTGACGGGGCAGTGCTACAGCCCGTTGCTGATCGTCGACATGCCTCTGCCCACGCTGGCCGACTGCAGGAACCACGGTGCCATCGTGGCCAAGAAGCTGGGGGCCTGATCGGTCGCGAGGTTCGGGCGTCCCGTGGGGGTAGCCCTGGCGTGCAGGAGGGTGCGGTATGGCCGTAACCGTAAGAGAGAGTTGCCTGCGGGGTATGGTGGCGCTGCTGGAGGCCATGACGGACGGCCAGCCGGCGGCCGACCCGTACTCGGTGACGTGGCGGGTGGTAAATCGGTCCGACCTGGACAACGTCCCGAAGGGCACGAAGTACGCCTGCTCCGTGTCCGAGATCACCGAGACGGTGCTGCCCGAGACGTACCCCCACACCAACAAGTTGTTGAGCGTGTCCATCGAGTGGGAGCAGTTGATCGACAAGAACGAGGTCCCGTCCACCGAGTTCAACCGGGTGCTGGGGGAGATACAGCGCAAGATCGGCGAGGATCGCACCCTCGGGGGCAACGCCATAGACACGGTCGAGACGGGCAGCGAGCAGGACATCGACTTCGAGGGCTCGAAGGCCATAGGGGGTTCGGTGTTTTTCGACATCCGGTATAGACACAACGTCAACGATCCACGCTCGGTGGTGTGAAATTAATTGCACAGGAGGATGACATGGTGACCAACTTGAGCAAGACGGGTAAAGAAAAAGGTGGTGTTGGGGAAGACTCGGGTGATAGTCTCCCTGCCACAGAGGCGGCGAAGGCCCCCAAGGCACCCCCGGCCAACGCGGTTACGGGCGGCGCGGGCGGACGCTACCGATCCATCGGCGGGGGCCTGAAGGTCCCCGTCTCCGACGACGAGTAGACCTCGTCTGACAAACAGGAGACGCCGAGATGCCTGCCATCAAGATCACCGACAACTATTTTTCCGGCCTGGCCAACGTCCAGAAGTCCGACGTCGTGCAGGGCCTCGCCCAGGACCACGCGCGCATCAAGCTCGACAGCGCCGGGGTGACCGACCTCACCGACAACTCCGGTGGGACCAACGCCAACGCCGTGGCCCTCATGACCGTACCCACGGCGGCCTTCGATGCGCAGACCGCCGGGGGCTCCCCAGCATCGGCGTTCGATACCGCAGCCGGTAAGATCGAGAACGCCTGCGCGGTGTTCGCCGATCACCTCAACAACGCTCGGGTACGACTGGGCCTCGTGCTCATGACTTGGACCACAGGCACCATCGCCACAGCCGGCACCCTGGCATCGCTGACCACGTCACTCACCGCCACCAGCGGGGCCACGGCCATCGACTTCACCACGGGCGTCGCCCGCATGAAGTCCATCCGCAACAACATCGGCACCCTGGCACGCGGCCTGAACGAGGTTCTGAAGGCGGTGGGCGACCCCCGCATCGCCGATGCCTCTGGTGGCACCCCGGACTTCTCCGGGCTTGCCATGGAGGCAGTCGCCAACGCCACGGCCGGCACAGGCACCCCGGCTGGTGCCACGTCGATCAGCGACGCCGTCATGGACGCCTTCCTGCTCGCCGCTGCGGCCAACATCGCCTCGCTGGCGGACTGGTTCAACGATGCCATGTTCCAGACCGGCCTCTCGGACCTCACCGACAACTCTGCCGGGGTGGCCACTGACACCATCGCGGCGGCGGCCAAGATTACCCTGGTGGCCTACCAGGACGTGGCCACGGCTTCGGTGCCCAAGGTCCAGTTGGACACCGAACTCGCCAAGATCGACAACAACTTCGCCGACCTGTCCCTACGCACCAACCTACTCCTGGCGCGGGCCGACCTGTCCGAGCTGACCGACAACTCAGGGGGTACGGCCAACACCACGCTTGAGATCATCGACGACACCCTGACGGCGGTCGATGGTACGGGCTCGAACTCCACCCCCTTCGCCGGCACGCAGGCCATCGTCAACGCCATCACCAACAACATCTCGTCCCTGGTGGCGAAGATCAACCTGCTCGCCCCCCTGTATGGCGTGGTGATCATCACCGACAGCGCCGCCGGCACCGTGTCGAACACCCTCGCAGCCACCGCAGTGACGGGCGCGGGGGTGGACAACGGGGCGGCGGCCACGGGCCTGAACAACGTCCTGTTCAACGCTTACATGGTGGCGGTCCAGGATGCCCTAGCGTCTATGGCGGGCAAGCTCAATGAGATGACCGGCACCGGCTCGCCGACCAAGCCCCTCCGCGTCGTAGCGGCCCTGTAGGCCCACAGATAGGAGGTCTAAGATGCTTACTCGCAAAACCACTGTCCTGGCTAAGATCGAGTCCAGCTACAATGTGGACCCCACCCCTACCGCTGCCGACGCACTGCTCATCTCCGACCCCAATTACAGCCTCGACCTAAACGTCCTGGAGAGGGACAACTTCCGCAGCGACCTGTCGCCGAGCGGCATCGTCGTGGGGCGTAAGCTGGCCGGCATATCGTTCACCACCGAGCTACGCACCAACGGTCTGGTGAACTCCGGCCTCACCGCCAACGCGGCCAAGATGGGTCGTCTGCTGCGGGGCTGTGGGTTCTCTGAGACCGGGCATACGGGCGGAGGCGGGGCCAACCTCATGGCCATGAAGGAGATCACCGCAGCCACCCAGGGGCAGGTGTCATGGGGCACCGCAGCGGGCACGTACGCCGACGCCAACCTCGCCAATTACACCATCGAGGTCACGCTTGCGGGGGCCTCAGGCATAGCCCAGGTGTCCATCACCCCCGATGCGCAGACCCTCGCTGACAGCCTTGATGCAGCCCAGGCGGCTGTGGTCATTACCACCACAGTGGCCCTCCCGCTGACGACGGCTGGCGGGGGTGAGATCAGCATCGTCCCGACATGGACGGGCACCCTCGTGCTGGGGGACAAATGGCGGATCGTGGTGGTGCCTGACGGTCTCACGTACGAGCCGGTATCCTCATCGTTCGAGAGCCTGACGTTCTACATCTACATGGACGGGGTGCGGCACATCATCACGGGCTGCTACGGCACGTTCTCAATCAACGCCACGGCCGGCGAGTTCGGCACCGTAGAGTGGGAATTTACGGGCCAGTACGTGGCCGCCACCGACAACGCCGCGCCGGCAAACCTGGTATTCGAGACCACCAGCCCCCCCATCGTGGAGCTGGCCAAGCTGCGTCTCGATAGTTTCAGCGCCACGGTAAACGCCCTTACCTATGACCAGAACAACGAGATCACTCCTCGCCCCTCGGTCAACGCCGCCGACGGCTACAACGGGGTGAACCTGACGGCCAGGGCTCCCGAGGGCGGCCTAGACCCTGAGGCGGTGCTTGTGGCCAGCGAGGACTTCTGGGGCAAGATGGCCGCCTCCACGGATTTCCAGCTGACCATGAGGGCCGGCAAGACTGTCGGCGAGGTGATCTGGCTGTACGGGCCGAAACTCCAGTACAACGCCTTGTCGTACGCCGACCGGGATGGTACACGCACCTATGACGCGGGCGTAAGATTTTCCCGGTTTACGGGTAATGATGAGGCGCTCATAGTAATGGCGTGATGTGTCGACAAAGCAGAAAATATACGTAGTAACCGAAGTCGAGCCTAGTACAGGTCTAGGCAGGGTCGTAGGGGTCAAGCTGACCTTCGGATCAGCGAGGGTCTTGGCCAAGGAGGCGGGCAACCGCAGGATAGAGAAGTTCATAGCCGACAAGGTCGGCGAGCCAGTAAGGCAGCGCCCGAAGGAGGGGCAATCTGATGGCACTCAAAGCACTAAACATCAACTCGGTATGGGACTACGTATCCCGCCTGGACCCCGACAAGGGGGTGGAGGGAGGCAGCCCCACTGTATTTACCCTCCGGGTGCTCGACAGCTTCGTGATGGGGCGCGTTAACGATCAGGTGACGGAGTTCGATGCCACCGGGGTAGACCCCGACGACCCGGACGGCCAGGTCGGCATGAAGACCAGAGTCAACATGAACGCCGCCGCCGTGGACGCCTGCAGGTTCGGCATCGTCGACATCAAGAACTGGCAGAACGACGATGGCTCCCCGAGGCCGTTCAATAGCCGCAGGCTGACCCTTCCGGGGGGCAGGGTGTACCGGGTGGCCGAGGACTCGGTCCTTGAGCGCCTACCTAACGCCATCCTCAACGAGCTGTTCCAGGAGCTTCAGCGGCAGAACACCGTGTCGGAGACAGAGGAAAAAAACTCCGACGGGTCGTCGCCGCCCTCGAACACCTCCCCGAGTGGAAGTGCGAAAGTTGCACCGACGACCAAAAGCGGTTCCGGGGATGCCACGCCCGCCTCGTCGAAGGCGAAGACGGGGGACTGACGTGGGAGAGCGCGGCCACCCTCCCGATACTGATCGACGGGGAGGAGCAGCATCAGTGCCCCCGCAGGCCCCTGCTGGACGAGCCGATGTGGTTCTCAAGGCTGTTCACCGCCCACGGGCATTATGAGAAGGGGTTCCTACCAGACGAGGGGCCGGTGTCGGCCCAGGGGTTCAAGATGATGAGGCTGCTCGGGATGCTTGAGGGCATGATCGAGGAGTGCCGGGAGGAGAAGAACAAGAAGGACAAGCGGCGATCTAACCGGCCGGCCCCGCGTGGGGTGGGCGCACCAAGGGCAGGCTGATGGCTCTTACGAACTCTGAGCTTCTTTTTGTCATAAAAATGAAAGACGAGGCCACTAAGGTCTTGGATAGGCATGGCCGCGCCATCAACAAGACAGGACAGCAGTATAGAAAGACGGCTAAGGCCACCAAGGCCCTTAACACTCAGAGTATGGTGCTGACCAGAACCCTATCGCGCATGAGGGGAATACTGCTGACGATAGGTGCTGGGGTAGGGTTGGCCAGCGGCATAAAACTGATAAGCGAGTTCGGCACAGAGATGTCCACCGTAGGGGCTCTCACAGGGGCCACTGGTGAGACGTTCAAGGCCCTTGAGGACCAGGCCAGGCAGCTGGGGGCGACCACCGTACTCACGGCTACCGAGGCCGCTGGGGGCATGGTGTTCCTAGCCCGCGCTGGCTTCACCACCGCCGAGATCATGAAGGCCATACCCGACGTCCTCAACCTGGCCGTGGCCGGCGCGCTTGATCTAGCAAGGGCCGGTGACATCGTGTCGAACGTGATGAGGGGGTTCGGGGTGTCGGCCGATGAGACCTCACGGTTCGTGGACGTGCTGGCCAAGGCCGCTGCGTCATCGAACACCACGGTCGAGCAGCTGGGCACGGCCATGTCCTTCGCCGCCCCGGTGGCCAAGGCGTTCGGGGTATCCATAGAGGAGACGGCCGCCGCCGTCGGGGTGCTGTCAAATGCCGGCATACAGGCCGAGCGGGCAGGCACCGGACTGCGCAACATCCTGTCCACCCTGGCCCTGGGTAGCAGTGCCACAAAGAAGGCTCTTAAGAATGTAGGGCTTACATTGAGGGACGTAGACGTGCGCGCCCTAGGGCTGTCCAAGGTCATGAAAAACCTGGCCAAATCAGGGTTCGATGTGAAGGCCGCCCTTGAGGCAGCCGGCAAGCGTGGTGGTCCTGCCATGGAGGTCCTACTTCGTAACATCCCGGAGCTGGAGAGGTTTACCCAGCAGTTTAACGAGGCGGGTGGTTTTGTTAAAATAATGGCTGACCGGATGAAGGATAACCTTGCCGGTGACGCCAAGGCCGCAGCCTCCGCCATGCAGGAGTTAGTGCTGGCCACTGGCGAGAGCGGTTTCACGGGGGCGCTTCGCGAGGCCCTGCAGGGTTTGACCGGGTTCTTGCGGGCCAGCGGAGGGGCGGCTTCAGCCCTTGGTGGGGCCTTGGGGGACGCCGTAAGGCTGGTGACCAACAATATCCGCACGCTCATAGCCGTACTGGCGGTGATGATCGTACGATCAACCGCAGCGGCCCTTATAAGCGGGGTGTTTGGCCGTGTGTTGAAGACGGTTCTGGTACCTAACCTTAGCCTGGCAACCCTGGCTATTAGGGTGAATACGGTGGGGCTCAGGGGTATGGCAGTAGCCTCGGCCTTGGCCCGTACGGCGATGGGGGGTCTGGCCTTGAGCATGACAGCCTTGGGTGCGGCCATGGCGGCCAACCCGTTCGGGGCTATCGTGATCGTGATCGCCGCAGCGGCAGCGGCGGTGGTCCTACTGGCCAATAACACCGACCTGCTGGTAGCAGCAAACAAAAGGCTGAAGAAAGAGCAAGGTGACAATATCCGCCTAGCCAGGATACTCGTGGGGCTTAGGAAGACCGCCAGTAACCTGCTGCGTGCCGAGTTCAGGACCCAACTTGTTCTCACCGAGATATCCCTTGGTTTAGCTAAAGCTAAGTTAGTGTTGGCCTCGGCCAGGCTGTCCAACGCCAGGGCGGCCATTGCGGAGCGACAGGGCGTTGGGGGGGACTCCCTTAGGGTTCAAAGCACCAAGGCCGAGGAGTTGGGCGTGGCTGCGGCCAAGGCCCTGATAGAGTCTGCTAAAAAGAACGTATTGAAGGCCAGGACCCAGTTGGACGCGGTACTGTCTTTCAAGCCCAAGCCCGAGACTACGTCTACTGTGACCTTTAATACGATTCCTGGGGCTGATAAGCAGGCCAAAAGGCTGAAGGCGTTCCTGGCGGCCAACCGCAGGCGCATAGCCTCCAATAACGCGGTACTCGCCAGCGCCGATAAAAACGAGATCGCCCGTAAGGTGGCCGCAGAGGAGACCCAGCAGGCGTCCAACTTACTGGCCCTGAAGCTGAAGGAGGGGGTCGCCCTGAACAAGGCGCGGGCCTCGTCCGCTGCGGCGGTGGCCTCGGTGGAGAAGAAGGCGGCTGGCGAGATACTCATAGGGCTGGACAAGCAGATCGAGAAGGAGCGCATCAAGTTCGCTGCCAAGAACCAAACTATCGAGCAGCAGATACGAGCGCGGTTCGCCACCAAGCTAGAGGCCCTTGAGCAGCAGGGGTTGAACGAGCAGCTAGAGCAGGCCCGTCAGAAGGTGAACACCCTGATAGAGCAGCAGAAGCGGTTCAGGGCGCAGTCCCGGTCGGCCGGCCAGGGCTTCAGGAACTTCTGGAAAGAGTACGCCGACAACGCCACCAACGCGGCGCGCATCGTCAGCGACGTGCTGGGCACCTCGGTCGGTGTCATAGCGGACGGTTTCACCAGGTTCTTCACCGCCCAGAAGACGGACTGGAAGGATTGGGCGGCCAACGCGCTGAGGGCCATAGCTGCGGTGATCGCCCAGCAACTGGTGCAGCTCGCCATAACGTTCCTGCTGAAGTCCCTTGGCTTCGGAGCGGGGGGCACGCCTGGTGTACCGAAGGGTGCCGGGTTCGACTCCGCCACGGGCCTGCTTGGCCAGGCGGCCAAGGGTGCGCAGTTCGCCAAGGGCTCCCAGTTCGCCAACAGCATCGTCGACAAGCCCACAGCATTCAGGTTCGGCAAGGGCGGGTCTAGGTTGGGTGTCATGGGTGAGGCCGGGCCGGAGGCCATCCTGCCGCTGCGCAGGGACAGCAGGGGTCGGCTTGGTGTATCGGCCCCAGGTGCCACCGAGACCAGCAGGGGAAGCACCCTGGTCTACTCGCCCAGGTTCGAGATAACCCTGAGCGGCGACTCCAACGGCGGGGCCTCCCAGCAGGTCGATCAGCGCCGGTTCGCGAGGAGGCTTGATCAGGGCCTTAAGGAGAGGGTCATGGAGATATTCAGGGACGAGCAGCGGCCCGGCGGGATGCTTAACAAGACCACCCCCGACGGCATAACGGTGGGGTGAGGCCATGGCGCTGACAACGTTCCCCGATGCCAACATCCCGGTAGACTGGGGCCAGGCCAAGACGAGCACGCCTAAGGTGGTGGAGGCCGACTTCGGTGACGGGTATACCCAGCGGGCGCTGGACGGCATCAACGGGGTAAAGCCGACTTTCAACGTCGCCCTGACCAGCCTATCCCTGGCCGACGCCAACACCATCACCGCCTTCCTGGAGGCGAGGGGCGGTTACCAGGCGTTCCTGTGGACCCCGCCTAACGAGGCCCAGCAGGTGTTCCGCTGCAAGACGTGGACCATGACCCCGACCGGGGCCGGGTACGCCAACGTCACGGCGAAGTTCATCAAGGAGTTCGACCTCAATGTGTAGGCCGTCGCCATGAGGGGAGTAGGCAGAGGGCTGTTGCGGGGGGCTATGATGCCCCGATCCATACTCAGTTCGTTTACACCACTGGACCTACCCAACCTGGTCGGCTGGTGGGACTTTTCAGATGCCTCGACGATCACCCTGAACGGCAGTGACATAAGTCAGATCGACGACAAGAGCCCCAAAGCCAACCATCTGGCACAAGCGACGGCAACCAAGCAGCCGGCGCGCATCACAGCCGGTCAGAACGGCTTCGATACCGCTGACTTCATCGCGGCCGACAGCAACATCTTGTCCAAGGCTTCGGCGGTGTTCTCCATCGGGACGGGTGACGCCTATCTCGTGATGGCCGTCGAGATGGATATCATCACGACCAACTCCTACGCCTTTGCCATCGATGAGGCGTTATGGAAAGGGTGGAACCCAAGCATGACCGGAAACGACCCACGTATGTGGGATGGCGCTGCCGGTAAGGCGTGGGCCTCCCTCAACGTCGCCGTCAACACGCCTGCTCTCGTCGAGTTCTGGCGCTCGGGTACGGCGCTGACCTGCCGTGTAGACAAGGTATCGGACACCGACAGCCAGACCAGTTCGACCAACTGGGGAGTAAATACCCCCATCAATATAGGGGCTCGGGTTGACGGGTCATTCCATATCGACGGTGAGGTGTTCGAGATGGTGTTTTGCGACGGGCTACCCAGCGCCGCAGAGCGTGACGACAATGCGGATTACCTACTTAATAAGTGGGGTATCTGATGCCAGACCTGATCTTCAACACCCGCGCTGAGTACGACGCCTTCGAGGCCAAGATGGCGGCGCGCGAGGGACTACCGAAACCTGGCCGCAACGCACTGACGGGCGAGATCGTCGACCCCGGTCGTAAGACCGGCAAGGGGTGGACGACGCGGGTAACCGATCCGTCGCTTGAGCGTGCCGGTACGCGGGTTTTAGCCAGGGTGCAAAGTTCGGTAGCCCTAGACCCCGTTGACGCTGCTAGGATCGAAACGCGGCGGGCCGAGAAGGCCAAGTTCGGCCCTTTGGACAAGAGGTGATCTGACATGTACGTAGAGCAAGAGTACGGCGTAGCGGCTACCCTACTGTTTCCGCTGATTGACCGAGGCACGTTGGACTTCGAAAAGACCCCTGTCACGTTCGCCGCCGGTGACACCCAAATCAGCAAGAACGAAGGGGCCTTCGCCAACGCCGGAAGCAGCCCTGTGCACGAGGGGAACGGCATGTACTCCCTGGCCCTGACCGCCACGGAGATGCAGGCGGCCAGGATCATGATCACCTGCGTAGATGCCACCGCCACCAAGCTGTGGGAGGACCAGGCGGTCATCATCCACACCTATGGAAACGCGTCCGCCCAGCATGCCTTCAACCGCAACAGCGGGGTCGTGCCCGCCGTTGACGTTACCCAGGTGAACGGGTCCACCACCATAACCCTCCCCGGACAGGTGGCCCCTCCATTAGCCCCCACCCCCGCTCAACTGCTGGGCTGGCTGTACAAGGTATTCAGGAACCGCAAGACCCAGACCGCCACCCAGTGGAGCCTTATGGCCGACGATGAGACCACCGTGGACGCCAAGGCGGTCGTGTCGGATAACGGGTCGCTCGCTACCAAAGAGGAAGTTATCACGGGGCCTTAATTGAGGTAGAGATATGACGTTAGATACCGCCGAGAAAAGGTTCTCTATGCTAAGCATGGACGACGGGGCCAATACCCATCTGCTGTTCGAGGTTGATGGGTCGGTGGACGCTGACGACAGGCGTCACCTCTTGGGCACCTACAGCGGCATAGCGTTCGCGGCACCCGCACCTACAGTGCCGGTGAAGATGGCCTTCTATAGAAATATGGGGATGATCTGACATGGACGGGGTACTCAAGCTCAGCACGGCGGTCACCATCAAACTGGGGCCGTTCCTTGACGACACCGACGGCAAGACCGCCGAGATCGCGCTGACCATAGCGCAGGCCGATGTGAGGTTATCCAAGAACGCCGGGGCCATGGCCCAGAAGGGCAGCATCACTGCCGCCACACACGACGCCCTGGGGATGTACGACTGCCCCCTGTCCACCGCTGACGTGGGGTCGCTGGGCATCCTTGGGGTCAACGTGGCTATGGCCGGCGCGCTGCCCATCAAGCAGACCTACATGATCATGGCCGCCGCGTCCTACGACGTTATGTACGGTGCCGGCGTGTGGTCTGTGAACCTGGCCTTCAACATCGTGCCCAAGAAGAACACCGCACTGGCCAATTTTCCCTTTGTTATGTTTGACAGCACCACGGGCGATCCGAAGACGGGGCTGGTTGTCACCGCCACCCGATCCATAGACGGCGGGGTGTTCGGGGCGGCGGCCAACGCCGTGGTGGAGGTGGCCAACGGTGCCTACAAGATAAGCCTGGCCGCGACCGACACCAACGGCGACGTCATCATCCTGCGCTTCGCCGCGACGGGGGCCAAAGATCAATTAGTGAGTCTTATAACCCAGCCTTGACGGGGATGCCTGTGACGTTAATTGCACACCAAGGTACTATAGCATGATCACCTCCTGGTCCTCAGGCGACAGGCACGCGTATGCTCCCCTTCCGGGGGCGGTGCGCGCGTGGGTGAACACGGGCCTGATCGGGGGACAAGCGTCCACGGGATTGAGGGTGACCCCCCCGGAGTCCAGGTTCCTCGATGAGGGGGTGCGGGTGGAGTTGTTCACGCTGGACACTACTGGCATAGACCCGACAGCGGGTTCGGTGCAGTACTTTACGCCCAGCTTGGACAACTCCGGCAACATTGTATGGCAGGGCAGGACCTACAGTTCCGTACCCATCGAGGCAAGCGGGTTCGAGCTAACGTCACAGGGGTCGCTGCCCCGGCCCAAGGTCAGGATAAGCAACGCCCATCTGGTGTTGCAGTCGGCCGTCAACACGCTGGGCGACCTGGTCGGGGCCACGATTACCCGCACCAAGACTTACGAGAAGTACCTCGACGGCAAGCCCGCCGCCGACCCGAATATGCACTACCCCGTCGACGTGTTCCGGGTCGAGGAGAAGACCGCCCACAACAAGGTGTTCGTAGAGTGGACGCTGGCATCCGTGGTGGACCAGCAGGGCACCAAGCTGCCCCGTCGCCAGGTTCTAGCCAACGCCTGCGACCACATATACAGGCGGTACGACAGTCCCACCGGGCAGTTCGACTACGGCAAGGCCACCTGCCCCTACGTGGGATCGGCGATCTTCGATGCCCAAGGCAACGTGGTGGCGGCCGCTGCCCTGGACAGGTGCGGCAAGCAGCGACGTGACTGCTCCTTCAGGTTCCCCGACGACCCGCTGCCCACCCATGCGTTCTTCGGGGCCGGCAGGCTAAGGAGGCAGTGATGAACCTGATGGCAGTGTGCACCGACGACCTCACCAACCCGTTTGGGCTGTCCGCCAGCAGCCTGCGGGTGATACTGGATCACACCCACAGCGAGAGCCCGAAGGAGTCGTGCGGCCTGATCGTGCGCAAACCCGATCTGTCCGGCAACAGGCTCATGTACGTACCCTGCGAGAACGTGGCCGCAGACCCTATCAATCACTTCGAGGTGGGCTCAAAGCTCATCGGCAGGTACATGGCCACTAATGCCCTGCGGGCGGTGGTGCACTCGCACCCCAACGCCGAGGGGCTGCTGCCGTTCGCGTCCAAGGCCGACATGGAGGGGCAGACCTCCTCGGGCGTGCCGTGGGCCGTGGTCCATCAGAACGGTGAGGGCGTGTGGTCCGGGCCGTGGTTCTGGGGCGACCAGCTCAGGGATGTACCCCTGATCGGCAGGCCGTTCGTGTCGGGCGTGTACGACTGTTACTCGCTGGTCAGGTCGTACTACCGATCCGAGCTGTCCATCGATATACCAGACGCCCCCAGGGAGCCGGTGTGGTGGGAAACGGACACCCCGAACTTTTTCACCGAGGGCTTCGAGGATGCGGGTTTCAAGAAGATCGGTATAGACGAGCTAGAGCCCGGCGACGGGGTGATAGGGTCGGTGGCTAGCGACGGCAGGCCGAACCACTGCGGCATATACTTAGGCAACAACCTTCTGCTACACCACCTGTGGAACCGGGTGTCGCGCCGCGATCCCATGAGCAACTGGTCACGGTACATCACCCACGCTCTGAGGTACGAGGGATGATCCGAACAATTCACCTTCACGGATCGCTGGGCGATGAGTTCGTCGAAACGGTCAGTCTGGACGTCCGTGATGCGGCCGAGGCCGTACGCGCCCTGGCGGCCAACTTTCCAGGCTTTCTTGACTTCATAAGGGTCAGGGCCTGGCATGTGGTGTGCGGGTCCGACCTGGGTACGGGTAAGTTCCTGAACAGAAATTCCCTGCTGGTCGGCCTCGGTGACAACGACCTGCACTTTGTGCCCGTGGTGTCTGGCAGCGGCGGAGGTGGGGGCACCAGCAGTAAGGGCATCGGGACCATCATCCTGGGCGTGGTGCTCGTGGTGGTCGGCCTCGCTACCGGCACGCCGGTGTTAGCCCTAGCAGGGCTTGGGATGCTGGCGTCTGGGGCTGCGGCGTTACTGGCCTCCACGCCCAACCTGTCGTCTGATGCCCTGCAGTCGAGGGAGGACGCTGACCAGCGCCCCAGCTTCCTGTACAACGGGGCCACAAACACCATAGAGCAGGGCGGCCCCGTGCCCGTGGTCTACGGCAAGATAAGGACCGGCGCGGTCATGGTGTCCGCAGGGGTGGCGGTTGAGCAGCTAGGGTCATGACGAGGTTGATCAAACTCAGCGACCTGCGAGGAGCAGGCGGTGGGGGAGGGGGTGGGTGCTTTTCACCTGGCACGTTAGTGCTAACGCCCACCGGACAAGCCCCCATAGAGCGTGTCTCGGTGGGGGATACGGTCATGGCGTTTGACATGGCCGGCGCGGTTCACGAGGCGGAGGTCAACGAGGTCTTCGAGCATGAGGATAACCCCCTGTTCAGGGTTCTTCTGGAGGACGGGTCCGCAATTAATTGCACACCGAACCATTGGTTCCTACGCACCGACAACTCGTTTGGTGAGATCGGAGATTTTGAGGTGGGCCACTGCTTGGTCACTGAGGAGGGTCATCAGCTCAAGATCGTGGGTGTAGAGACGCTCGATCACGGGATCGTCTACAACCTGTCGGTAGCTCGCCACAAGACCTTCATAGCCGACGGGCTGAGAGTACATAACAAGGGCGGCGGCAAAGGGGGTGCTGGCGGCACCACCTTTACCCCCCAGGAGGACCCGAACACGCTGCAGGCCAAGAACGTCGCCCGCGTGGTCGATCTTATCAGCGAAGGGGAGATCGTCGGGCTGGAGAATAACCTCAAGGACGTGTTCCTGGACAACACCCCGATCCAGAATGCCGACGGCAGCCTCAACTTCAGCGGGGTCGTGGTGCAGGAGCGCAGGGGCCTGCCCGACCAGGACCCTCTGATCGGTTTCGACGAGGTTGAGACAGAGGTCAACGTTAACGTCAAGGTGCAGAATATCGCCCCCGTTGTGCGCACCATCAGTGACCCCACGCTGGACGCCTTGCGTGTCAAGATACAGCTGTCGTCTCTGATCAAGCAGGAGACCGACGGTGACCTGCGCGGCACCAGCGTGATGTTTCGCATAGAGGTGCGGCCCAACGGGGGGGCCTACGCGGTGCCCGTCGGATACTCCGGTGACATCACCATCCAGGGCAAGACCACCAGCACCTACCAACGGGCCTTCCGTGTCAGGTTACCTGTAGGGGGTGCTCCGTGGAACGTCAAGGTCACCCGGATCACACAGGACAACGAGGGCGACAGCACGGTCCGAGACGAGATATTCTGGACTTCCTACACGGAGATCATAGAAGAGCGCGTGATGTACATGGACAGCGCGGTGATCGGCATTGAGATCGACGCCCAGCAGTTCGGCAACCAGGCCCCCCAACGGTCCTACCTCATCAAGGGCCGCATCATACAGGTGCCCTCTAACTACGACCCCGCGACCCGCGTCTACACGGGCGTCTGGGACGGCACCTTCAAGCTGGCCTGGACAGACAACCCGGCCTGGTGCGTCTACGACATGGTCACTAACACACGTTACGGGCTGGGCCGCGATGTGCCCCCGGCGTTCGCCGACAAGTGGGCCATGTACACTATCGGGCAGTATTGCGATGCATTGGTCGATGATGGGGCAGGCGGCACCGAGCCGCGCTTCACGATGAACGCCGTGATACAGACGCGCGAGGAGGCGTTCAACCTGCTGGCCATCATGGCGTCGGTGTTCCGGGGCAACCTGTTCTGGGCGTCCGGGGCAGTGACCGCCATACAGGATAGCCCGACGGACGTGACGCGGGTGGTATCGCAAGCCAACGTCGTGGACGGCCTTTTCGACTACAAGGGCTCCCCCCTGCGGGCCAGGCACTCGGTGGTGCGGGTGTCGTGGAACAACCCGGCCCTGAACTATGGTCCTGACATAGAGATGGTCGAGGACCCGGTGACCATGGAGCGGTTCGGCATACGGGATGTGGACCTGGCGGCCTTCGGCACCACCAGCAGGGGGCAGGCCCACCGCTTCGGCAAGTGGCTGCTGGACACGGAGAGATATGGCGCGGCCATAGTGACCTACCGGCCCAAGGCCGACCACGAGGACGCCATGCCAGGCGAGGTGGTGGCGATCAACGACCCGACCGTGGCCGGGGTCAGCAATGGCGGGCGCATCGTGTCGGCCACCACGACAGTCCTGACCGTAGACCGGTCCATCACCCTTACCGCAGGTGAGACCTACACCGTGTCAGTGGTATTACCCGACGGCAGCGTCGAGTCCCAGGTGCTGACCAACGCCCCCGGCTCGTACACCGCGTTGACCCTCACAGCCGCCCTCACTACGTCCCCGTCCAAGGAGGCGATGTGGGTGTTATCCGCTACCAACGTCGTGACCACCAAGTGGCGCATCGTGGCAAACTCCGAGGGTGAGGATGGGCTGCGCCAGATCACCGCCGTGCTGTACGACGCTTCCAAATACGCACGGATAGAATCCAACCTGTCGTTCGAGACTGTGGCCACGTCGATCCTGCCCTCGGGCACACTAGCCAAGATCACCAATCTGAAGTTCGAGGAACACCTGTATCAGGAGGGCCAGCAGTTGCTGCCAGGCGGCATCCTGACGTGGACCCCCGCCGATGACATCAGGGTCCAGCGTTATGTGGTCGAAAAAAGGATAACATCCTACGATAGCGAATGGGAGACCGTGGGAGAGACCCGCACGTCTGACCTAGCGTTTAAGCCTTTGCTTGAGGGTGAGAGTTATAGGTTCAGGGTGAAGCCGGCTGGTTTCGGTAAGGGCCTGTACGTGGAGACCCTGGACTTCACCATACTAGGTTTAACCGCCAGGCCCGCCGATGTGCTGGACTTCACCATGTCGTCCATAGATAACGTGGCGTACTTCAGATGGACGGCCAACACCGAGCTGGACCTGTCCCACTATGAAATCAGGTTCTCTGGAGTCATGTCGGGGGCCACATGGGGGGCCAGCGTGCCCGTGTTAGCCCATGTGATGAGCGCCTCCGCCTCATTCCCCCTTCAGATCGGCACATACCTGATAAAAGCGGTAGACACAAGCGGGCTTAAAAGCGCGAATGCCACTCTGATCACAGCGACTACCATGCAGCTGGTGGGCCTCAATGTGGTATCGGTTATCACCGAAGACCCGCTATTCTCGGGAAGCAAGGCAGATGTCGAGGTGGTGAGCGGCTTCTTGGTGCTGGTCGTCAACAAGCTCACAGGGGTGTATAATTTTACCAACACCTTTAACCTGGGGGAGGTACAGACCTCAAGGGTCGCCCCCTCGGTGAAGGTGTCAGGGGCCGATGGTGGTAACCTCGTGTCTAGTTGGCCTCTGATATCCCTGTTATCCAGCCTCTCTGGGACAGACCCGGATGAGTACAGTATCCTATTGGAGATCAGAACTACCCAGACCGACCCTACCGGGTCTCCGGTATGGACCGCGTGGGGGGAATTACTGGCGGGTGATTACATGTTCTGGGGAGCCCAGTTCCGCGTAACCCTCAACACCCAAAGAGCGGATGTCACGCCCCAGGTGGAGCAACTTCGCATCACAATAGATATGCCGGACCGGCTGGCCTCAGCCAATAATGTGACGGCGGCGTCGGGCGGCACCGCCGTGAGCTACAGCCCCGCGTTCCGAGCGACCCCGGCGCTGGTGGTAACGCCCATGACTTTGGATGAGCAGGAGTACTTCACGATTACCCTTCACACCAAGACGGGGTTTACGATACAATTCTTCAACGCTCTGGATGTGGGCATAGCCAAGAACTTCAGTTGGCTCTCGAAAGGTTACGGGGTAGGCGGGTGACAGAGGTGAAAAAATGAGCCAAGTAACTACCAACTCAATCGTCGACCAGAGCGGGGCGTCGTTCTTGACGGACATATCGACCCACCTGAAGGCCCTGGCGTCGTCCTCCAAGGGGATAAGTGCGCCGGGCAGCATCGAGGCCGGTATGTTCTGGGTGGACGACAGCGTGAGCCCGTGGAAATACTACATGTACGATGGGGACACTAGCATCCTGGTCGGCACGTTCGACCCCACTTCCAACACCTTCAGCTTGGCGGTGGCACAGGGGGGTACGGGAGCCGCTACAGCCTCCGCCGCGAGGACAAACCTGGGCCTGGTGATAGGCACCGACGTCCAGGCCGACCTCGCCATCCCTTCCCAAGCAGAGGCAGAGGCGGGCACGGCGACCAACGAGCGGGTGTGGACTGCCGTGCGGGTCAAGCAGGCTATCGCAGCGTTAGCCAATACCGGGCTGCCTCGTTCCTACCTGGCCGGCCTGGCACTTTCGAACAATGCGACCGACGCCGTCAACGACATCGACATCACTGCCGGCACAGCTAGGAACGCCGGTAACGATGGGGACCTGACGCTCGCAGCAGCGGTCGGCAAGAGGATAGATGCCTCATGGGCCAGCGGTGGTACACCCGGCACCCCCACGGGCGGGTTGTCTTCCTCGTTGACCCTCGCCAACGACACCTGGTATCACACTCACCTGATCCGGGTTTCTGGTACGGTCGGGGTCGGCTTAGATACCAGCGTTACCGCCGCCAATCTGATTGCAGATCACGGTGCGACAAAATATCGGCGCATCGGCTCGGTCAGACGAGCAACGGCAACCAACCTGACATTCATTCAGAATGGAGACACCTTCTATTGGAAGGGGCAGCCCCCCCAGGACATCAACGCCAATACCTCGCTTACGCGCGCAAACGTAACCCTCACTGTTCCGCCATTGGTAGTCGAGGCAATTGTATCGGCACACTTCGATGGGGTCTCAGGCGGCTCGGTAGTTCATGTTTGGAGCCCAGATGCGGATAATTACACGATTGTGGGTGGTAACGGGGTGGCGTTCCACGGGGGTATAGGAAGCGTCACTGCTTCGATGGGCCGCGTGCTTACCAGTTCAAGCGGACAGGTTTCTTGGAAATCAAACATTGGCGCGCGCCCCTTTGATCTTGCCACGCTAGGTTATGTTGACCGGCGTGGTAGGGACGATTGATGAATGGCAAGGTTAGATACGGAGAGGACTATGAAGATCATACCAGAGAAGGTCGAGGTCAAGCACACTGACACTACGCTTGAGGTCACGGTGGACGTGAGGCTGACCACATCCGTCAGCGTCGACGCGGCCGCCGCCGAGACCATGCCTGCGGTGCTGGCCACCGTATTCAGGGCCGAGGTGCTCAAGGCGGTGGATGACGGTCTTCTCGGGACGATCAAATCCGAGTGCGCGAAAACCCTAGACGGGGCCGAGGTTAACGCCTACGGTCACATAGAGGTAAAACGCCCGGTCCCTAAGAGGCGCAGGGTAAAGAAAAAAGACTGACAGGAGCACCCTGTGGACGCACTCACGTCACTACTTAAGACCGACAACATAGTCATCCTGGTGCTGCTGGTGATGCTCGGCATAACACTGCGCGTGAGCTGGCAGCTGTACCGCGACAATCAGAAATCCCACGAGCAGCGCCATAACGACCTCAAGGAGTCCAGTGCCGAGCTGCGGGAGCTGTCATCCACGATGGTGGGGGCGGTCAAAGACCACACCACGGCGGTGGCCTCACTTGAGGTGGTGGTCAGAGAGAGGATCGGTAGATAGCATGGGCCTCGTAGGCAGGGCCATAGACCGGTTTCTGGGACACGGTGATGCGGCCGAGATAGACGCCCTGAAAAAGGCCAACGCCGGCCTAACCAACGAGGTGCGTGAGGCCCTTGAGGTAAACGCCGCCCACATCGAGAACCTCAAACGCACGGTGGATCGGATGGCCTCCGGGGCGGTCCGCCATACCCCCAGGGTGGTTAACGGAGACGGTCGATGAGCGAGTTCACCAACATAGGCTTCGAGCCCCTGCAGGACGCCGACTTCATAAGGGCGGCCACATCCCTCGGATGCGAGGTGTCGGCGATCAAAGCGGTGGCCGAGATAGAGGGCGGCAGGGCCGGCGGCTACCTGCCCAGCGGCAGGCCGGTGATACTGTTCGAGAGCAGGCTGTTCAACGACCTCACCGACGGCCGCTACAGGGCGGACCACCCGGACATCGCCACCAGCACGTGGGTCCGCAACTACCGGGGCGGCGACGGTGAGTACGAGCGCCTGCGCGCGGGCATGGCGCTGGACCCCGAGGCGGCGCTCAAGTCCTGCTCGTGGGGGAGGTTCCAGATACTCGGGGCCAACTATAGTAGGCTTGGCTTCAAGAGCGTTAACGACTACGTCACCGAGGTGGTCGACGACGGCGAGGCGTCCCACCTGTCCCACTTCGTCGGCTTCGTGGTGGCCAACGGAATAACCGACGAGCTGATCCGGCTGGACTGGCACGGCTTCGCCCGCGTGTACAACGGCCCCGGTTATCGTAAGAACAGGTACGCCACCAGGATGCAGTCGGCCTACGAGCGGTTCCGGCGCGGCGACGTGATGATGCACGACGGCAAACTCATGACCAACAAGGACCTGCAGCGCGCCCTCATGCGCCACGGGTTCCTACCTCCGCACCAGGATGACGGTATCATAGGGCCACAGACCACCGCCGCCCTCAAGGACTTCGAGGATGCCAATGGCCTTAAAGTGAACGGGGTGATCGACGGCACCGAGTGGGGGGCGCTGCTCAGGGAGGCCACGTGATGGTGCACCTGCGAAGGAGCGGTCGACCCGACGGTGAGTGGCCCGCGTGGATCAAGTGGGTGATTAGGCGCGCCAAGCTGCTGACCGTCCTGTTCGGTCTGGTAGCGGCCTCTGCAACAGCATGGGCCGTGGTGGCCAATATGAGCCTGGTGAGCCTGTCTGGGGACTTCAGGGAGGTGGCCCGCATAGGCATTACGGGGGACAGTCTGCCCACAGTGCTCACCCGCTACGCCGTGTTCCGCCAGCTGCTGCAGGAGGAGCAGAATAAAAAAAGCCCGGACTGGCAGCGCCTGCAGGCATATAAGACCCGTCTTCGGGAGCTGCGGCTGAAGATCATACGGCTGCGCAACCTCAGGCAGCGGTATCAGGTACGTTGACGGAGGGCACCCGTAGGTAGTAGCCTCCCGCCGTGGCAATTAATTGCACACAAGAAGGGGACGTTAGATGAAGGCTCTAGTAGCCAAGTACGCGAAGGATCGCGGCACGTGGGTGGGCCTGATGGCCGTGCTCTCGATGATCGGGGTCAACATCTCACCGGCCAACCAGGGCATCTGGATAGGCATAGGCACCGGCGTCGCCGGTCTGGTCCTGCTCCTGTGGCCCGACAGCCTCGACGGGCGATCCTACGGGGAATACCTGATGGGCGTGCTTAAGGAGCGGTCGAGCTGGATGGGGGCGCTCGCCGTGGTCGCCGCAGTCGGCATGGCGATGGGGTGGTTCACGCTGGGCGATGCCCAGATCGAGAGCTACGCCCAGGTGGCCGTGGGTATCGTGGGCATCGTGTATATGCTGTTCAACGGCAAGGCCAAGCAGGGCAACGTCGCGGCCAACACGGACGCCTGACCAGGCGCGGCGCGGGGGGTAGGCATGGGCATACTCAGGGCGGTGGTGGGCATCTTCAACAAAGCCCTGGCCATCGTCAATCGTGTGCTCGCCAACCTGTCCCGCGCCGCCGCAGTCAAGGAGGGGGCCGAGAAGGTGCGCGGCAGGCAGGCCGAGAAGCGAGTCGAGGTTCTGGAGGAGGCCCGCAGGGAGCATGGTAAACCCGTTCCTAAGAATGATGATGATCTTCTCAAGGACCTGTGACCCGACGGGCCGCGACAGGCCGGCGTTCGCCGCCCTCATCCTGGTAGGAGCCGTCCTGCTGCTGATGGTGCTGTCGGCCTGTGCCGCCCTATTAGGCACGGTGAGCGTGAAGATCGACACCACCTGCGACTGGTTCAAGGACCAGAGGCTCAGCCCCCGCACCAAGGCGTGGCTACGGACCAACCCCGTAAGGGAAAGCTACGACACGACCGCCGGCGTGGCCGGCACCAGGTTCCCCGCCTACGTGCGGCGCGACCTAGCGCGCATAGGGGCCAACAACCGACTGGCGGTGAGGTTCTGCCCAGATGTTACGGCGGACCCCAAGACCCACTGGTCCGGTGATCCGCTTAGCAACCCGAAAACCAAACTGAAAGGAAAGACCGATGGGTGATCTTGTAGGACAGAGGCTGGCCCACACCGAGGGGCAGAACCCGCTTTTGGTGGACTCGTCCATCAACCACATGTTCGGCACCGCCGTCGCGGTCCTCCACAGACCGGCCGACGCCGCGATGCTCATGGTGCAGGTCGAGGTGGCGTCGTTCCGCTACCGCCCCGGCATTTGGTCCGGCCAAACCGTGACGTTTGTCAACAGTACCAACCACGTGGTGCTGGCGGCGCACGGGTTCCTGAACGGCGAGGGTCCGTTGAGGCTGGTTAACTCCGGCGGCGGCCTTCCAACAGGACTTACTGCTGGTACGGACTACTGGGTGATCGAGCGGGACGCAGGCACGTTCCAGTTGGCCGCCAACCGGCAGAACGCCATGATCGGCGTCGAGAACAACCAGCCCGGTGCCCAGGTGCCCGTGGCGTTCACTACCAACGGCACCGGCACCAACACGATACAGGCCATAGCCGCCGTGCCGACCGTGGCCGTTACCACAGGTCAGGGGTCGTTGATCCTGGCCGCTAGGACCGAGCCCTATGCCCTGTCCGCCCCCAGGGTGCTCACGCTGGACGGGTTCGGCGTTACCGCCATAAATTCCTGGTGGTGGCTCTAGACATGGTATAATCACCCTCTCATAACCAAGGAGGGTCGTCGATGTTGAAGCTGGCTCTAGAGGCCGGGCTGCCGCTCGTGTCCGTTACCACCACAGACGTTATGAACGCCTCTGACGTGCTGGCCCACGTGTCGGGGCGCGAGGTGATCGAGTGGGACGGCAAGACTCTGACCGACGACGCCCTGCACTGGACTGACCATCACCTCCCACAGGCCCCATGGTGCATGCTCTACGAGCGCCTGGTCGAGGTGGACGCCACCCTGGTGTTCATCAACCCTGACTTCGACGAGCCGCTGTTCCGCGACTGCGGGGAGCTGCACGTCCCCTCAGGCCTGGTGAGGGAGTTCCTGCTTGATGTGTGCGACGAGGACGCGGCCGACGCGCTGCTACCCCTGTTCGGCGGGTTGACGCTACACGAGGTGGCCGAAACGGTCAGGATAGCCCATACCACCGACGGCACCCTGTCCCCGCGCAGCGTGGCCCGCACCCGAGAGGCGTTGTGGAGGCCGTCGCGGGGAGTTAGCCTGGTGGACACGTCGTCCGTGGCCACGTACCTGCCGCCTGATGAGCTACTCACTTACTGTGACGATGAGCGCGAGTTCTTCCTGGGCGACCATGACACGCGCCTGGTGCCCAGGGGTCTGTTGTTCGACGGTCCTTCGGGCACAGGCAAGACCGAAGGCGCTAAATACCTGGCCGCCCGGTGGGGTGTGCCCTTGTTCAGGATCGACGCCACCGTGCAGTCCAAATGGCAGGGCGAGTCGGAATGGTTCCTGTCGAGGGCGCTATCCCAGGTCGAGGCCGCCGCCCCGTGCGTGCTGCTGATCGACGAGGCCGAGAAGATGTACGCCGGGGACAACGAGGTGGTGTCACGCATGCTGGGAGAGCTGCTGTGGTGGATGCAGTCGCGCCGGGCACGGGTCATGACGGTACTAACCACCAACGCCGTCGAGAAGCTGCCCGCCGAGCTGTACCGGCCAGGACGGGTAGACCGGACCATGAGCTTCGAGGGCCTTGGGGATCACGCCTCTTTGGTCGAGTTCATGAGACACGTCTTCAAGACGTTCAAGAAGGCAAGTAAGAAGGCGGGGGCCGGTGCGATGATCATCGAAGCCTACCAGCAGTACCCTGTGGCGCAGGCCGATGCGGTGGCGATGGTACACCACGCCGTCAAAGGTGTTATAATGGCGAAACACAACCCCAAAACCAAAGACAAGGAGGTCGATGATGAGTGAGGGTCCCGAAATCGAGATAATGAGCGGCACCGAGGAGAAGCTCAACTACATGGTCGTGGCCAAGAACGGGTCGGTGGCCCTGGGGGTCCGCCCCCTCGTGCACTACCTGTCGAACGCCACCCTGATCATGGCGCGGGTGCGCTCGTGTCGCTCGCCCAGCAACGACCCCAAGTCCGGGCGGGGGCTAAAGGCCGCCGGCCTCACGGCTGCCTGGCCCGACATCAAGTTCAACAAGACCAACGACGAGCGCGCCAGCGTGATCGTGGCCGGGATCATCCCCCGCCTGCCGTCCCAAGGCGTTGAGCTGCTTGAAGCGGTGTCCAAATGCCGTATGGCCAACAGCCTTACCATATGGCTCAGCGATCACGTGGACCAGAGTCTGTTCGTGATCGACCCCGGCGTGCTACGCATGTCCGTGGAGGAGGCTTGGAAGGACATGATCGGCCTGGCCGTCTCGTTCGTTCCCCAGATCACCAAGCTCACCGACCCGCTTGAGCCGGGAGCGCCGTGGGACTATGCCACCCTGGTTGTCGAGGCGCAACAGGCCAAGGAGCCCCCCAAACCCGACGCCAAGAAGCCCGTCAAGAAGGATGGCCTCGACGAGCCCAAGATGATCGTCCAGTCAAAGGTCGAGCAGGAGGCCGAGGCCAAGGACCAGCCCGATCCCCAGGACGTCAAGGAGGAGAAGGCGGCCTACGAGTCCGACCACCAGGGTCTGGCAACCGAGGCGGATCAGGACGGTCCCACCGAGCAAGATGAGTTCGACCAGAAACAGGCCGCCGGCAAGCAGTCAGACTACGAGGATTATAAGGCGGGCAAGGCCATCGACGAGGCCCAGAAGGCTGAGAAGGATAACCCCGACCCGGTATCCTGACCGGTGCTCATAGGCGACTGCATACGCGCGGCGAGCGGCCGCCCTGCGGGGGGTGTGATCTTATACACCCTTCGCTACTGGCAGCCCCGTATGACGGTGTCTGTGCGCGGCAGGCTATGGAAGGCCGACACCGAGGAGGCGTGGTCTGAGCAGCTTGGTATGAGCAGCAGTAGGGTGTTCAGACGAGCCCTTACACCCTTAGTAAAAGATGGTTTAGTGGAGAAAACCACAGCATGGTTCGGGGGTAAAAAGTGCTTACACCTGCGCCTCACATCTATTGCGACAGCCTTATGTAAAGGGTCGGAAACGGTACTTTACAATGACCCCGAGGAGGATAGTAAAGGGTCGGAAACGACCTCTAGTAAAGGGTCGGAAACGACCCTCCCTATACAACAGGTACTTACAACAGATACTAAAAAAGATAATAGTCTTCTCGGAGAAGGGTTTCAGGGAGATGACCCGATGGGTGATATGATCAAAAAAATAGCCGAGGCATCTGGGATATCCGGGATACCCGATCCTGTGATCGAGGTCCCCGAGAAAAAGAAGCAGACCGGTGCGCTGGATGTGGCCGAGGTGGTATCCGGGACCAAGCCTCCCGAGGAGTGCTACGTAGACAAACCGGGGCAGCACGACATGTACCTGATCTGGTGCGGTGCCCACGCCAGAGCCTACGGGAAGGCGATGAGCACGCAGTCGTGGAACGTGGCCGAACAGAAGCTGGTCAAATCGCAGTTAATTGCACGGGTCGAGGACAAGGCCGCGCTGCAGACGGCCTTCGCCCACGCGGTCGAGAATTGGGGGGCCTTCACCGACTACGCCAAGAAGCAGACCGAGTGGTTCAACCCGCCCGAGCGGCCGTCGCTGGCGATGCTGTGTAAGTACCCGGCAGTCATGGTAGACTTCTGGCGTGGCCACAAGGTAGTCAATGAGATAGCCGGGTCGGGCACGCCGGAGAGCATGAACAAGCTATGACCAACGATCCGTTCGCCACCGGGGTACTGGACCCCACCGCCCACCACCGCTTGCTGGAGGACGCGCCTCGCGTGCTGCGCCGGGCCGGGTTGTCCGCCGCTCACATGCCCGGCCTGTGGTCGCCCCTGTCGGAGGCGTGTGGGGGCACCGAGCGGAAATGGGTAGCCGGCCTGCACACCAACGTCGACAAGGGCATCTTGGGTTTGTTGTTCGCCGGGAAGTTCAAGCCGCCCGTAGAAGATCGCATGGTGGCGCTGACCTGCTGCCTGCTGAGGAACTACGTGGACGCTAGGATGGTGACGTTGCACGACGTGCTGGCCGACGCCCCGAACCCCACCGTGATGCTGATCCCGAATTTCCACACTAAGGGCAGGCTGCGCCCCTACGAGGTGGGCAACCTGACCGACGTGCTGGTGGGCCGCTACAAGCGGGGAAATCACACCGTAGTCGGCATGCCCTCCTGGTCAGAGATGGAGGCCGATTACAAGGACCTGTCACAGATGGTGGCTGCGCACTACGCGAGCGTCAAAGAATGAAGTCCCCAACTTCGATGTCGCAGGGCATGATGTACCTGGCCGCCCACATGTCCGAGCAGTCGGTCGAGCGGTGGCTCAACGCCGGGTCAGTCGATCATTTGTTCAAGGGGCCGCAGGAGAAAGCCCTGTTCAAGTACGTGTCGGGCTACATCACCAAGCACGGCAAGCTGCCGGCGGTGAAGACCTGCCGCGAGGACACCAAACTGCCGATCCCCAAGAGCGTGGCCGAACCGTCCGGCAAGTACCACGAGCGCATCAGGGAGCGGCACATACGCACGAGCCTGTCGGCCGCCAGCACCAGGGTGCAGGAGCACCTGGACAGGGGTGTGGGCCACGCCGACGACGCCCTGGCGGTGATGCGCGACGCGGTGGCGGGCCTGATCATGCAGGACAGCGCCTCGGGGGTGGTCGACCTGCGCGACGCGGCGGACGTGCTGTGGCCCGAGTACAAGGCCCACTGGGAGGCCGAGGACGGCGAGATGGGCATGCAGTTCGGCTACCCGTACCTCGATAAGTACGGCCCCCTGGCGGGGGGTGAGGTGGGGTCCATCGTGGGCCGCCCGGCCGCCGGGAAAACCTTTATGCTGCTTAATATGGCCCGGCACTTCTGGGGGGTGCAGGGTAAGGTGCCGCTGTTCATCACGCCGGAAATGAAGCCCAACAAGATACTGCTGCGTCTGGCCAGCATGGAGTTCGGCCTGCCCATCAAGAGGCTGGCCAAGGGCGAGCTGCTGCCTAAGGTGGCCAAGCAGTACAAGGCCGCCCTGGAGGCGCTAAAAAGCTGCCCGGTGCCGTTCCACGTGGTCGATGGCAAGGTAACCCCCACCGTGCCGGACATCATCGCCTACGCGCGCCAGCTGGGCGTGGATGGGGTGTATATAGACGGGGCGTACCTGCTGAAGCACGCCACCGAGCGCAACAGGTTCCTGAGGGTGGCTGAGAACATGGACCTGATCAAGAACGACCTGGCCACCGGGCTCAACCTGCCGGTGATGGCGAGCTGGCAGTTCAGTCGCAAGGCCGAGGAGAAGGTAAAGAAGAAAAAGCAGGATGAGGTGGACCTTGAGGACATCGGCTACAGCGACGCCATCGGCCAGCACTCGTCGGTGGTGCTGGGCATGTTCCAGGAGGAGGGTGTCGAGACTCTGGTGCGTCGACTGGTGACGGTGATGAAAGGGCGCGACGGCATGACCGGGGAGTTTCACGTGAGGTGGATGTTCGAGGGGCCGGGGGCCATGGACTTCTCAGAGGACAAGGAGGAGGACGTCACGGCCATCGAGTTCATCGACGGGAGTTAAATGCAATTAATTGCTTTTATACTATGGACAGGCATACCTCTATAGTATTGACATGCACCCCGCATTAGAATACTATCCACATCGATAGCCAAGGAGGGCAGAATGACGGTAACGATCACGAAACCAAAGAACAAGACGCCGCTGAAGACCAAGGCCGGCACCAAGAGCGTGCAGACGCGCATAGCCGAGCTGGTGGACACGGTCGCGGGGCTCATCGAGGAGTGCAAGGCGGTCAAACTAGACCCCCGCTTCGAGGCCCTGTCGGATGCCAAGGGTGAGTTGCTGGGTCTGCTCGACGACAGCGTCGACGCGGCCGATGATGGTGTGCGGGACGGTGAGGCGTGGCGCTGCCAGTTCGGGGCCAAGGGCAACGTCAGGTCCATCACCGACATCAACAGGGTGTTCGAGCTAATGGGCAGTGACGTGTTCACGCAGGTGTGCAGCGTGCCCCTGAAGTACGTCGACGCCTACCTCACGCCGGACGAGATCAAGAAGGTCACCAAGTCCGAGCGCACCCTCGACCGGGTGCTGAAGTTCAAGCCCATCAAGTAACCGAACGCACGGCCGCCGCAAGGCCGGGTCGTGCCGGGGGAGGGCTAAGGGGCCGGTTTGTACCGTGCGGGCCGGACGCACGGCCCCGGACCCTCCCCCACCGCCATCAGGGAGGTCGTATGAGGAAGGTCATGATAACGGTAGGGGGCAAGTCCCGTTCCCTGTCCGACTGGGCCAGGGAGGCCGGGCTGACCAAACAGACCCTCCACAACCGCATCCACAACTTGGGCTGGTCCCCCGAGAGGGCCGTCACCGAGCCGGCGCATAAGAACGTGCGCAGGCTGCTGAGAAGGTTCGAGTACAAGGGGGAATGGGCCTCAACGGCGGAGTGGGCGCGCAGGTACGGGATACCCGTGGAGAGGCTGAGGCAGCGCC